GTGAGCCAGCCAGATGCCGTGACGTTCTACGACTTCCCGCAGTCAACGACTTCGGGGGTGCAGTGCTACCGACACATGCGAGAGGAAACCGTGGTGACTACCGCCTTGTTCGACGAGGTTCGTGAGCACTTCCCGATGGGCCGTCCCGGCGGTCGAATCGTTCCGACGGCGGAGTGCATCTCCGACGGAGCCTGTACGCCGCTGGGACTGTCGTTGCGGGTCGCTCCCGCCACGGTGACGCTGGTGGGCGCGGCGACGACGCAGGCCACCACCCAGACGACGGACGGCGACGAGGGCGACGGCAACGACGACGCGAACCCGGATTCGTTCACCGACGAGACGTGGTAGGACGTGCACATCGTGGCCGCTCCCGATCTTCAGCCGCAACGTGACACCGTCGTTGTGCTCACGCGGGAGAACGACCTGACCGCTGACATGGTGGTCGAGGAGTTGCATTCTCGCAGCGTTCCCGTGTTTCGCTTCGACACAAGAGACTTCCCACTGTCGTTGACACTGAATGCCCAATTCGCCGACGGCTGGCGCGGCACGCTCGACAGTCCGAGCGGCTCAGTGAAGCTTGAGTCAATCCGTAGCATCTATTTTCGACGTCCGACAGGATTTTCATTCCCTGACGCCATGACGGACGCCGAGCGACGATTTGCGGGAAGTGAGGCGCGCAGGGGAATCGGCGGGCTTCTGATAAGCCTTCCATGTCTGTGGCTGAACCATCCCGCTCGTGTGGCGAATGCCGAATACAAGCCCTACCAACTGGCGGCGGCCGCCAGGTACGGGCTCGACGTGCCGGCGACGATGCTCACCAACGACCCAACCGCAGAAGGCGAGGCGAGGGAGCTACTCGGGTCCCTCCTGGTCTACAAGCCATTGGCGTCTGCGTCAGTCGTCGATGGCGACAGATTGTCGATGGTCTACGCAACCGAAGTGTCACCTGATTTCATCGCGGATGGGAGAATCGCGCTCACCGTTCACCAGTTTCAGGAGCGCCTACCGAAAGCCAGGGACGTTCGCGCTACCGTCGTCGGCGAACACGTATACGCGGCGAATCTCTATTCGGACTCGCCGAAGGGGCAACTCGACTGGCGGGCGGACTACTCGTCGATACGCTACGAGAGAACTCAGCTACCGGCCGAGGTCGAACGTCGACTGCTCGCGCTCACACGCTGCCTGGAGCTGCGCTTCTGCGCCGCCGACTTCGTTGTCACCCCAGATGGCCGGTACTATTTCGTAGACCTCAACCCGAACGGCGAGTGGGGCTGGATTGAGCAAGAGACCGGACTACCCATCGCGGCGGCCGTGGCCGAACTGCTAGCCGAGGGGCAGGAATGACGAGCTACGTGATGCTCGACGAGGCTGGAGAGGCCAAGGCTCGCCGATATTCGGCGCTGCTTATCGAGCAGCTTCTGACCAAGGGTCTACTGTCGTCGTCGGAATGGCAGGATGCATTCAAACGCGTTCCGCGACACCTGTTCGTTCCCGAGTTCCGATTGCCGGACAACTTCGGCGGTCACAAGCTGAACGGGCGGGACCCGAACCAGCAGGAGGGCTGGCTGCGGGCGGTATACGCCAACGAGGCGTTGCTGACTAGCGTCGGTGACGACGGCACGGTACTGAGTACGTGTTCATCCCCCACCGTAGTTGCCCGCATGTTGGAGTCGTTGAACGTCGCCGACGGACACACCGTTCTGGAGATCGGGACGGGCACTGGATGGAACGCCGGCCTGCTATCTGCCCGGTTGGGGTCGGAAGCGGTGACGTCAATCGACGTCGATCCCGCATACATCGAGTCAGCACGGGAACGGCTTGCGGAGCTCGATCTCCACCCCACCTTGGACCTCGCCGACGGGTACGTGGGGTATCCCGATCGGGCGCAGTACGACCGGATCGTCGCCACCTGCTCGGTCCGCCGCTTTCCATCAGCATGGCTTGAGCAGGTGCGGGTCGGCGGCATCATCCTCGCGGATGTCCGGGGCAGCTTCGCCGGAGGTGTCGCGCGGATAACCCGTACAGCAGAGCACGGAGCGTCTGGCGTCTTTCTGCCTGCCGGCGGCAGCTTCCTGCCTCTACACAGCCCTGACCACCACGTCCGTCCCGGCTCCGATCTTGCCAGGTTGGTCGGACGCGCATCGGGTGCTGCGGGAGACACTCGCAAGACCGACTTCGACCTGAGCGTTTTCGGCCCCTCGAACGGCTTCGCCTTCTTCGCTCAGTTGGCGATCCCCGGCTCGCTACACACGCGCGTCGAGGTGGAGTCCGCAGGAACGGTCTTCTGCCTCGTGCATCCTGACTCCGACTCCTGGGCGCGGGTCGAGGTCGACGAGGAGCCGAGCAGCTTTGTGACCCAGGGAGGAACGCGGCGCTTGTGGGACGACCTGGAAGCGTCCTATGAGCTGTGGCAGAACATCAGCCGGCCGACTCGCGATCAGTTCATGATCACCGTCACGAAGGACGGCGAGCAATACGTTTCCCTACCAGGGGCTCCGTACCAGTGGCATCTTCCAATCTAGAGCCAAACGGTGCGTAGGCCGGTCTCCCAGCCGTCGCGCTGCGGCTGGGAGACCTTCTCGATCGTCAGCAATCAGTGCACACGCCCTGCGAGGGGCTACACCATGGTCGTGACAAGCACGAATGTTCCTCCACCAAGCAAGGCACCCAGCGCTCCACCAGCCAGGACCTGCAAGAGCGTGTGTGCATGGAGTCGGACACGGGACCAGCCAACGAACACGGCCAAGAGAGCGAGAGCGAGCAGCCAAGGCCCGTATGCAATCGCCAGCACATCCACGGAGCAGAACGCCAGTCCTGCGTGCAGGGAGATTTTCCAACGCACAGCGAACGTAATGATCATGCTGGCAACGAGCACGGAGAAGATCGCCGCCGTGACTGCGTGCATCTCGGCTGGTCCCCCAGCTATCGCAAGAACTACCCACCCCACCCCGAGGGACGTGACACACGCAAGCAGGGGGATCCAGCGGCCCTCGCGGTTCGTCACGTGGTGGCTTACCCAACGGCCGAGCTGAGCACCGCGAACGATGACCGCCATCGGAATCGCCGCCCCGGTGACCGCGATCAGCAGTCCCCACAGCACAGTGGGAAGCACAGATCTTGTTGCTTGCCAAGCGATTGCGAACGGGAGAGCGCCCACCCAGACCCACGGTGCGAGAACCTCGGTGGCGACCTTCGCGGCCGAATCGAGGAAGCTTCCCGACTTACTTGTCAACGCGCTCACGCTCAGACTCCCTGATAGCGGCCACGATCGGCGATTTCATGTAGGCGGAGGCGATCCGAGCGAGCCAGGCTACATCAGCGGCTTCGTTTGCGTCGTCCGGCGAGCTGATGACAACGGGCTCCACTGCCTGGACCGGTGCGCCGCGGCGTTGTGCGGCCAACGCTGCCGCGATCACAGCAGCGTCGACGGTCACGCGAAGTTCGTCATCACGGAGACCGCTCGCCTCAGCCTTCGAGCGAGCCTCGCGCTCGACGGCGGGATCGAGGAACGAGCGCAGCGGGCCGATAAGGACATCCCTGATTTCCGTCGCGCGTGCACGCAGGGTCGACACCGACCGTTCCGGGAAGACCACGTCTGGGTTGGCGGACGTGAGGTCCCTCCACAGCGGCAGCAGCAGGCGTTCGGCGCGGCGGTGTGCGTAGATCTGGCCAAGTGGCGGGATCAAGACGCCGATCGCGAGAGTCGAAGCGGAGGTCGTCAACAACACGGTTCCGACGCCTGTGGCGCCGTAGTCGGGCCACGGCGGCGGCGTGCCGAGAGCTACGAGAGCGGTGTAGATGATGCGGTGACATGCCCAGATGAATCCGGACGCCCCGCCAAGGCCGATGACCCAGACGCCGAACCTGAGCCATGGGTCGGGGATGTGCTTGGCTCCGAGAGCAAGGACAACCAGGCTCGCCATGGTCAGGGCGTGATAGCCCTCCCACGCGATGAGGTAGGGCAGCACGCCGGACTTCCCGCCGTAGTTCGACGAAATGTTGTCGAGTCCGAGTCTGAGCGGGCCGATCGCGAAGCACACCACCATGACCGCTCCGACGATGATCGTCAGGTTGCGTCGCCACCGCGCTCTGGCAAGGGCCTGCGCGATCGGCCATCTCACCCGGAGGGCGAACACCTGCCACCAGTAGTCGGAGACCAGCACGATCAAGTGGACGACGATGGTGATCCACAACCAGGTAAGCCCGGCCGGCACAGGGGTTACGACCGGACTCGTCTCAATGAGCATACTCAGGCAGAGCATCACCAACGCGAGGAGCATCGCCGTGACGGCGGGCTTTCGCGTCTGACGCCAGGAGCGCCACCAGAAGGCGACTGCGGCGACGTTGGCGATCGTGATCAACAGGTTCAGGAGATCGACGGTACGCAAGTTGTGTTATCCCTCAAAGGTCGATCGGAAGCGGCGGAGCATGTCCGCGTGGGTCGGGTCGTCTCGACGGTTTCGGCCCGGTAGGGAGAGTTGGCCGCCGCGTTGCTCGACGAGGTACGCGAACAACTCGGCCGCGCGCTCGCGATCGCTGTGATAGTGCGAGCGCTGGGCGGCCTGGCTGATGTTGGCCGTGTTGAGGTCAGTGGCCGGTTCGTCGACGGTCGCCGTCGGGTGCCGGCAGAGCAGGTGGCCAAGCTCGTGAAGGATCACATGCCGCTGGTGCATGGCTGACGTGTCTGACCGGTAGAAGATGTGGACACCCTTGGCCGTGTTCAGCAACACCCCGGACGGCAGGGGTCGGCCTTCGACGTTTGCCTCGGCCACGATGCTCTCCGGGTACGGCTGAACGACGATCGTGGTGTCCATCAGGTGGCCACACGCGCGGCTCAGTTCGGCGACCGTGTACGACTCCGGAAGTGGAAGCGCGGCAACGAGGGCGGCCACGTCTTCGGGATGAGTGATCGCAGGGGGTAACTCGTCCATTTTGTGCTGATCGGCCGTAGGTAGCGCGGCGTTGCAGCTCGACGCCTCCTTGTGAGAACGTTCTCATTTTTGGCCGGTTATGTATCTGGAGTGCCATTAGTCCGTTTCGGGTACGGCGTCCTCGACCACTGCGAGCAGCCGAGTCAGCAGCGCCTGATGTTGAGCCGGCGTCATCTCGTCCACCTGTCGGAGCAACGCTCCCCTGCGTTGCTCTGGCGCGACATGCATGCCACCAGTACGACCAGCCGTTGATGACCGAAGCTCGCGAGCAACTACATTGCGCGCGACATCGACCTTCGTGAAGAACTCCAGCGGCACCTTGAAGTAGTCAGCGATGGACTGAGCCCGCGAGATGCCGGGATCGCTCGCCGGGCTGTGTCGCAGCTTCCAGAGGTACTGCTGCGTCATCGAGTGGCCGGAGTCGCGTATCGCCTGCGCCACCGTCTCGTTGGTCGGCACCACACCGTCTCTCGCGCGACGAAGCTCGAACAGCAGGTTCAACCGATTCATGAACGAGTCGCCGCCGGCCGGTTCGCGCAGGGCCACGCCACACCTCCCTCAACGTTCGTTGTTGACTTGACCAGCGTATTCGCAACAACAGTTGACACCCTCTTGATGGGGCAACCATAGTCGATCACGCAGACGATCACAACGGGGGTTGTGGTGGCTACAACGATAGTTGAAATTGGCTCGGCGTTCTCGACTGCCGGGGTCGCGTGGCGGAGTCGTGGCCAGGCTCTCGCGCACCTGGCGGCGTGGTTGGCGGGGATACCCGCGCCGGGCACCCAGCGCAGGTGCCCGGCAACCGACGAACCGCTCACAACCGTTGCCGTGCATAGGAGAACACGTGTTGATCAGGATCCTTTCCGCCGCATCGCAGGACTCGATGGCGGAGGACACAGTCGAACTCACCGCGCCTGGCGTGGCGCTGCTGGCCGCGCTTCGTGAGGTGGTGGAGAGGCAGGCGCATTACGCGCGTGCCCGAGCTGAGATCGAGAAGGCGTTCAAGGCCGACATGGGTACGGCCGAGGTCGCTGCCGTCGACGGAGCGCCCGTGTTCACGTACCGGACGACGTTGCGGACGTCTCTGACGCAGAAGCTGCTCAAGCAACACTTCCCGGACATCGCGGCGATGTGCTCCGAGACCAAGCGCGTCCGGACCTTCAACCTGCTGGACAAGTGAGCAGGCGTTCGGGGCCTGGCCGCCACGGGGGTGTTGGCCAGGCCACGAACACCGCCCCCACTTCTCTTCGAGCGGTCGCCGATGAGATCACCGCCCGCCTCGTCGGGCTACCTCTGGACTACAGCGCGACCGTCGACGCCATTGCCGCGTTGCTGACCGGCGACCCACGCAACGAGGACCACGTCCGAGCAGTCGTCACCGGGATCGTGACCACTGCGCTCGGCGATCCGTTCCGGGAAGTCAACGCCAACCAGTGGCGCACACGGTTGCCCGGCTGGGTGCGACCGCCGATGGTCGGGGCCACCGTGCGGCAGCTGGTGAACGCCGGCTTGCTCGTAACGACCGATCGGCACGTGCGTTCAACCGACACACATGGCCGTAACGGCAATAAGTTCTGTCCAATCTACGCCCTCAACCTCGCGGCCTTGGTGCCGAACGAGCCGGATGCCGCCGACCCGTCGGCTGCGTCCAGAGGGGCGTGATCCCGACCGAAGGCCATGCCGACGCCGACGCCGCGCGGCGGTGTCTGCACGGGGAGCTGCTCGCTGAGGAGCTGACCACGACCGCCCGTGAGCTGGTTGTTGCGTGGGCGCACGCCCGCGGCCCCACGGACGCGGCCGTCGCTGCGCGCACCGGCATGACCACCTACACCGCTGCCCGGATCCGGGCGCGGCTTTGCCTTGCTGCACATCGTTCTTTCTAGGGGGACCTACCTGTGGCGCGTGATCACGCCCGCATCTTGTGCACGATCTGGAACGACAAGGAATGGAGGCGGCTCTCGGCGACCGCGAAGACGGTCTACGTCCAACTGCTTTCGCAACCGCGGTTGTCCTACGCCGGCCTGCTCGACCTCGCTGTCAAGCGCTGGGCGTCGGCGCACGAGGACATCTCCGTGCAGCAGATGCGCGCGGCGCTGTCCGAGCTGGACGCCGCCCGATTCCTGGTGGTCGACCACGACACCGAGGAACTCGTTGTCCGCACACTGATCCGCAATGACGGCATCGACAAGCAGCCGCAGGTGCTCGCCGCCGCGTTGAGGCAGTCCTTCGAGATCGAGTCGCCGATCCTGCGGTCCGCTGTGGCCGCCGAGCTGCGGCGCCTGCCGGTCGACCTCGTCGGCCAGGCGCCTGCGATCGTGGCGGCCGCGCTGGAGGCCGGCGAGCACGAGCTGCCGCCCGCTGCGAAGGCCGCCATGAGCGCCCATCGCAAACGGCCCAAGACGCCGGCCGCGTCGGAGCCTCCCGTTGAGCCGGCTCTCGTGCCAGCGGACAACGACGGCCCGCCGGCCAGACACCGATTTCCCGACCCTGCCGGCACCCCTTCCGCGAATCCTTCGCACAACCCTTCCGCGCAGGCTCAGGGGGAAGGGGGCAGGGGGCAAGGGACTGTGGTTGTCCCTGTTGCGGTAGCAGCTACTCGGGTTGGGGGACCCCCGCGCGCACACGTGAGCGCCCAGACGCGCGAGGCCGCCGCCCGGCTGGTCGCCGAGAACACCCCCACCCTGCCGAAGTCCGTTGCCCGCCAACTGGTCGAGCACGCCTCGGCGCTGCTCGTCGACGGCGAGCAGGCCGAGCACGTCGCCGCTGGGCTGCGGCGCTGGTCGGGCAAGACCCTGCCGCCCCGGCTGCTGCCGGAGCTGGTCGGCGAGGCCATGCGGGGCCAGGTCATCGCCGCCACCAACGCGCCCCGGTCCCGGGCGGATGAGGCGGTGGCCGCGACGCTGGCGATGGCCCAGCGGGTCGCGGTCGAGGACAACGACCAGAGCGCGTTCGGCCGGCTGCTCCGAGGTGAGACTCCTCCTGCAGACGGTCAGCCGGCGGTGTTCGGGGAGCTGCTGGGCGAGACGGTCTCGGTGGTGGCGGCATGAGCGACTCCGGCCAGCTGATGACCCGCACGGACGTCACCAAGCTGCTCACGCTGACGTCGTCGTTCAGCCGCCGGGCGATGGGCGAGGTCGACCTGTTGCGCTGGCAGCACGACCTAGCCGGCTACGGCCTGACCGAGTGCGAGGCGGCGATCTACGCCCACGCCAAGACGAACCCCGACGGCATCACCCCGACGGTGATCATCGCCCGGATCAAGCAGGCCCGCCGCGCCAAGGAAGCCCGCACGCTGCGCGTGGTCGGCGACCCGCAGGCCGAGCGGGCCCGGTTCGCGGCCGCCGGCGCTCGGGGGATCTCCGCCGTGTACGCGGCGATGGGCTGGGAGCACATCCCCGAGCGGTCGGCCGCGCTGGCGCGGCAGTGCCCGCTGGAGTCCTGCGGAGCCAAACCGGGGGCGCGCTGCCAGCGCATCGGGCGAAACCACGGCGGCCGGGCGCAGTCCCGCGACCCGCGCACCGGTCTGCACCCGGCACGGCTGGCCGATCCGATCGAGCCGGCCGCCGTCGAGGCGGGAGCGAGCGCATGACCGACCAACTGACCGACTTCGTCCAGAGTGGACACTCCACGCGGCGGGAAGCCGCGGAGGCCCGGCAGCGGGCGGCGCTGGCTCGGTTGACGTGGGAGACGGCCGTGGACCAGCTCGTCCGGGTGGGGTTCGTGAAGCTGCTGCGCGATGACGGGACCATCGAGCGGGCCGAGGTGCTGCCGCTGCTGGACCAGCTCGCCGAGGCGGTCACGCCGGGCGGCGAGTACACCAGCGGGGGCGGCCTGGGCTCCAAGCCGCCGGCCGACCTGACAGCGTTGTCCCTGCTGGCCGAGATCAGCACCGAGGTCCGCCGCTGCTGCGCCGGCCACGACCACCCGCACCCGGCCGAGCTGGGCCCGCACGTGGACCGGTGGGCGGCACACGCCGAGCAGTGGCAGCACGACGCCCCCGAGTACGTGTGCTGGGCCGCTGCCGTGGCCAACGACTGGGTGCGCCGCGCCCGCCAGATCCTGGACCCGCCCCGCCGCTACACCCTGCGGGGCCGAGCCTGCCCGGTATGCCGGGCCACAGCGGTGCACACCTGGTCCGAGGACGAAGGCGACTTCGTGCGCCGGCCCGCGCTGGCCATCGACAGCGACCGCACCGAGGTCGTGTGCGGAGCGTGTGCGCAGCGGTGGCCGCTGGGGGCCTGGACAGCGCTCGCGGCGAAGTCCACACCCGACAGCGAGAGTGACGAGGATCACTCTCTAGTGGTCACTGAAGGCATTGACGCATGACGCGCAAACACCGATACTGGTCGGGCTGAGTACACGTGTGCCCAAAACCGGAGAGCCCCGGTTGACCGTATCCCTGGTCAACCGGGGCTCTCCGCCGTTCCGGCCCTGCTGGCTTGGTTCCCGGTTGCCCCTGCCAGCCGCTCAGAGAGCCGCACAGGGCCGGAAAAGCCCCAAGGGGGACCGGACCCCACTCCGGTCCCCCTTGGGATGCTCAGCTGGTAGCCACTGAGGTGGCCGCTACGGCAGCTTGCCGTGGTGTGGCAACCACCCCTGCTCCGGCAGATCATCCGGGCCGTCTGGGACGAACCCCTTGCGCCACCAGTCAACGGCGACATCGGTCACCGCGTGCAGCAGCTCCTTGCGGTCGTCGTAGGCGTGCAGCTCGACGTCACCCTCAATGTAGGTGGCGAACGCCCACAGGTCGTTCTCCGGCTCGACGTAGATCGCCACGATCATCAGCGGCCAGATGCCGAGCTGCCAGCCACGCTCGCCCCAGATGCCGGGCGTGACCCAACCGCGCTCGTGCATGGCCTCCATCCAGTCGTCGCCGTCATAGAAGTCCTCGTACTGCACGGGCATCCGGGGAAGGTGGCCCGGCTGCAACTCGATCTCGGCCACCTCAGACCTCCCACCCCAGAACGGTGCGGGCCACGTGCCGCACAGCCTCGTCATGCCGCGCGTTGATCACGCTGGTAGCGGTTTGCGGCATCCACTGGTTGCCCTTAAACCATTGGTACCCGTGGCGGATCCAGGGATCCGTGCGCAGGCTCGCCCGATTCACCGTGACCCCGGCGGGTGCGAGGGCGGCCAGCGACTCCGCCGTCTTGGCCGCCAACGACGCCTCCCACGCCTTGTCGCGCAACTCGGCGAAGTACTCCCAGTAGGTGCGCGTGTTGAGCAGCACCTGATCACCAGATGCCAGCATCGTCAGCATGGTGGCCAACCGCTCCAGCTGGCTTGTGCGAGGCCAGGGTGTGTGGGACAGCAGGGCCAGCCCGAACAGCCCCTTTTCGCCGTGGATCGTGACGAAGTTGTCCTTGCCGAAGACGCGGATCAGTTCGCGGGCGTTGGCCGCCGTCTGGATGGTGCCGCTGACGTTGGAGTAGGTCACCGGCAGCACCAGCACGTCGGGGCTCCAGAAGAAGTCAGCCGGCGTGAAGGTGCTCCAGTCGACGGTGTCGCCGTAGTTCAGCGGGCCCGGCCGAAGCACATCGCTGACGCCGAACTCCTCCCCGCCTGCTTCCCGGATCACGTCGTACAACTTGGTCGAGTCGGTCATGCCGCCGGCACCTCCAGCAGCTCGACCGCCGTGCGGGCGAGCTTGCCCAGCCGCCCAAACAGCACGTCTTCGGCACGGTATTTCAGGTCGTCGGCGGTCTGGTCGGTCCGTGCAGCAACGTTGTGCTCAATGGCGGTCAGGATGGCTTGCAGCCCGCCGTATCGGGTGCCCCCGATGCCGGCGAACTGGTCCACCTCGCCCTTGAACATGATCTTCAACATGCCTTGGCGGTTCTCGTAGAGCTCCCTCACCGAGCTGTTGGCGGTGTCGGCCGGCTTCGACCAGATCTGGTCGCAGACCTTCTCGAACTCGGCGACCGTCAGCTTCTTGGCGCGCATCGCCGAGGCGATCTCGCCAACCTTGGCGGCGTGCCGGACCGCGCTGTCCAGTGCCTCGCTGGCCTCGGTCAGCCGGGCGTCGGCGTCATCGGCGCTGCTGAGCGTGAGCCGGTCGGCCGCGAAGTGCTGGATGGTGTTGGACGCCAGCCGCACCGCCTCGAACCTGATCTCCGAGGGCCTGCCGGGCAACAACGAGTTGATCAGCACGACCCGCATCTCCAGCTCGTCGGACTTGCCGACGGCGATCAGCTCCGGCAGCTTGACTGTGGCGAACGCGGCCGTGTTGTTCCACAGTGGACCGGCGGGGCCGAACTTCGCCTTGGCCTGCTTGACGATCTCGGTCAGGATGCTGGCGCGCGTGTCGATCGGGACCGCCGTGTACTGGCGGGTGGTGACCGCCCCGAGGTACTCGGTGAAGCCCTCGGAGTTGGTGCGGGCCAAGCCCCACGCGCCGGGTGCCTCGATGATGTCGGTCGTGTGGTCGTCGGTGACCTTGCCGTCGGCGTCCGGGTCCGTCTCAGCCTTGCCCACCGAGCAGGCCGGGGTGTGCTTCTGCCCCTTCGGGCGCTCACACTCGATGCAGACCCCGATGTCGGACAGCAGCGCCATCGGCTCCAGGCGCGGGTCCCAGTCGGACAGCTCCGCCTTCTTCAGCAGCTCGCCGACGTTGCGGGAGTTGTTGACAGCGGTGGCCAGCGTGGACCAGGCGTCCGTCGGCTTGAACTTGGGAGTCGTGCCCTGTTTTTGGGCAGGGGGTACCGGCTTCGTCATTGCGTGCTCTTTCTGAAATGCCGTCAGGGTGTTGCCTCACCCCGAACGGCTGATGGGTAGGGCTAGCTTTGCCGCTTACGCGGCGCGGAGCGATCCGGAGCAACGCCGGCGTTCCGCAACACATAGTTGGTCTTGTTGCGCGACCATCCGGTCGCCTCGCTGATCTCGATCGCGAGCATCCCGGCCAACCGCGCGGCGGCCGCGTCGGCTTGCACCTGCTCCTCGACCTTGGCGAGCTGTTCAGCGAGCTCGTCACGGCGGGCGAGGCGTAGCGCGAGACGGCGCTTCGGGTCGTCAACGCTGTCGATCGGGTCAACGGGAGGGGTGTCGCGGTACTCGGACATGTGCAGGATCTTGCCCGCCGTGCCGGTGGACCGTCGACGCGCTCGCACCGAAGCCAGGGCGGTCAGCCGCCGGGGCAGGGTGATGACGATCGCCTGGGATGCCGGCAGCGGCAGGACGGTAGGATCTCCTCTGTCGGAACTCATCTCGCTCTTTCTGGGGTTCCGGCCGATCGCGTCCCGGGGTGTTGCCTCACCGTTGTACCGGGACGCGATCGCTGCCGTTTAATCGATGATCTTCATGACGGGGTCATAGTCCCCCTTAGACCGCCACTCGCGCTCTTCCATGAAATTGACCAGCGCAAAGAACCGGCGTCGACCGCCGTCGCGGGACCATCCGTAAGACTGAATGAATTCGGTGACCTGCTGCTCATATCGCTTGGCCACCGTGGTGAGCAGGGCCGGCGGACGGCCACGGAAGACGACCTTGTCCGTCAGCCCCCAGAGGCAGATCTCCATGAACGTGTTGCCGTAGACGTAGACCTGGAGCTCGATCCCGACCCCCGCCGCCTCACACTCGGCGCTGTCCAGGACCGCGAAGTCCGCGAGCATCCTGCGCGCCAAGGTCTCCAGGTCGGTGATGTGCCGAGTGCCGTCGAACCGGCTTCCGTACCGATAACCAGTCATCATCTTTTTCGCCATAACAGCTCTCTCTGTTTGACTCCCGACCCCGGGGTGTTGCCTCACCCCCGAACCGCCCAACACCTATATAGTGTCACACCAGAGGACACTAAACAATAGGATTTGAAGAGACCTGGACCACATTAGTCCGAATGTAGTAATCCTAATCGAATTGCTTCCCATTCGATTCGCTTGACGCTGAATTCAATTGGGGTGGCGCATTGCCGTTCCAATCCCGTCGCCCCTGTACGCAGCCCGGCTGCCCGAACACCACGAGCCGGGGCGGGCGGTGCCCGTCATGTCGGTCCCGCTCCCGCCGGGCCCATGGGACCTCGGCGCAGCGTGGCTACTCTGCCGGCCACCGCAGCCGCTTCCGTCCCGGCGTGCTGACGCGCGACCCGGTGTGCCGCTGCGACCGGCGGGACTGTCGGCACCACGCGGGCGCGGCCTGCACCCGAGCGGCGACGGTAGCCGACCACTGGCCGGTGATTCGCCGCGACCTCGTGGCCGCCGGCCGCGACGCTGACGATCCACGCCACGGGCGAGGGCTGTGCGCCTGGTGTCACTCCCGAGTCACCGCCCGGACCGCAGTTACCCGTGGTGGCTGGCATCAGCCCTAAACATCCACTATGGACAGCGCCGACCGGCCTTGTCCTGCGACGCCCTCGCCCGGTCGACGACGCCGTCGTCCTTTGTGGACCGCACTCCCAGGGGAGGGACCCCTCAGCACGACGACGGCGAACAAGCCTATGAGGGCCGTCCGGGTCTTGCCAGGTTTTTCAGACGCTTCCGGGCACGTCTTCGCCGTCGCTCTCGCCCTTGACGATCTTGCCGACCCACACGTCCGACAGACCGACGTAGGACGCGATCCGGCGGTGCGAGATGTTCAGCGCGGAAGCCTGGATGATCAGGCGGTTTCGCTCGTCGCGCCATGCCCGGTGCTGCTCGGAGGCGGCCGCCGCCTCCTCCAGCACGGCCTCGCGCTGCTGCTCGGCTTGCTTGATCACATCGGCCACGCGCCGATGCTAACTCAGTTCGCACGTCCGAACCTTGTTCGGACGCAAGCGCAGGGAGGTCGCCACTGATCACCATCGAGGGCCGCCCCTCCTCGGCCCAGCTGCTTACCCAGTTGGCCCAGGAGGGAAACCCGGTTTTACTCGCGTTCTCGCGGGGCAAGGACTCCATCGCGGCGTGGCTGGCACTGCGGGAATACGGCATCGAGGTCGTGCCCTACCACCTGTACTCGATCCCCGGCCTGAAGTTCGTGGACGAGTCGCTCAAGGCGTTCGAGGACTTCTTCGACACGAAGATCATCGACTTGCCGCACCCGTCGCTCTACCGGTGGCTGACCAGCTACGTGTTCACCCCGCCGGAGCGGTGGCCGATCATCCAGGCGTCCGGCATCACCGAGCCCACCTACGAGGAGGTCGCCGACGGCATCCGCGCCGACTACGACCTGGCCGGGGCGTGGAACATCGACGGCGTGCGGGCCGCGGACTCGCCGATGCGGCGGATGGCGATGTCCACCCACGGCCCGGTCCGCGAGCACACGCGGAAGATGTCGGTCATCTGGGACTGGCAGATCGCCGACATCCGCCAGTGCCTGAAGCGGCACGCCGTCCAGCTGCCGATCGACTACGAGTGGTTCGGCCGCAGCTTCGACGGCATCGACTACCGGTTTCTGGAGCCGGTCCGCAGCAACGCCCCCGACGACTACGCCCGGATCGTGTCCTGGTTCCCCTTGGTCGAACTGGAGTTCTTCCGCCGTGACCTCACCCGCTGACGACCCCAACGCCGCGCTGCTTGCGCAGTTGCAGGCGGCGGCGTCGGTGACCGCTGTGTCCTCCAACGACGACGTGCTGGCGTTCCTCAACGCCGAGCCCGACCCGGATCCGCTCGCCGATGTCGACTACACCGGCGACGAGGAGACCGACGCCCGCGCGGAGCTCGACGCGCTGCACCGCGGCTTCCGTGAGCGCACCGCCCGCGAGGCCGAGCGGCTGCTGCTGGCGACCGAGTCGGAGTACTGGTTCTGTGTCTGCTTTCGCACCCGTAAGGACAAGGAGGCTTTCCTCGGCGCCGCCGGCCTGATCGCGATCGGGGACAAGTACCTCGACGGCTACGCCACCGCGAAACTTCTGGGCGTGGCGATGCCCAGCACCGACGACACGGAGAGGGGGTGATGTAGATGCCTCCTCGCGCACGACGGTCGACCAGCGCCGGCAGGGGCCGGGCGACCCGGGCGACGGCGAAGAAGGCCAGCACGACCCGCCGGAAGGCCACCACCGCGCCGAAGGCTGCCAGCCGTGGCAAGGCGAATTCTGGGTCCAGCTGACCGAGCGCTGAGGATCGCGCAGCGCGGGCGGGAGGTGCCTGATGGGCAAACGTGGCCCCGCAGGCAAGCCCACCGCGCTGCGCGTCCTGCACGGCGACCGCAAAGACCGGATCAACCAGACCGAGCCGACGCCGCCGGAGACCGAGATCGTGCCGCCGGAGTGGCTGTCGCCGGACGCGCGGGCGGCCTGGGACCGCTTGGCCCCGACGCTGATCCAGCGCGGCGTGCTGACCGCCTGGGACCTCGACGCGTTCGTGGTGCTGTGCGAGGCGCTGGGCCGGTACAAGACGGCCACGAAGCTGGTCAACGGCTCCGCGCTGCTCGTACCCGCCGGCAGTGGCCTGGGTCCGAACCCGGCGCTGCGCGTGCAGGCCGACGCCGAGCGGATCTTCCTGACCTACGCCGCCCGCTTCGGCCTGACCCCGTCGGACCGCCAGGCGCTCAAGACCGAGACGGGCGGCGATGCCCACACAAACGGCGGCGCGGACCGGCTCCTCTCCTAAGACCCGCACCAAGACGGCGGCCGCGAAGAAGACGACGGCGACGACAACCGCGGCCAAGCCACGGGCGGCGCGGAAGAAGCCGCCGGCGTTGCCGGTGTGCGGTCGGACCTTCGACGGCACGGTGTGCCGCAAGCGCGGGGACCACCTGTGCATGCAGCGCGCGGCGCACGCGGTCGCGTTCGCTCAAGAGGTCTGCGTGCACACGAAAGACCGGTGGGCGCGTAAGCCGTTCCTGTTGGCCGAGTGGCAGCAGGACGACATCGTGGTGCCGTTGTTCGGCGAGGTCCGCTGGGACCCGGAGTGGGAGTGCTACGTCCGGCGCTTCCGCATCGGGTGGATCGAGCTGGCGCGCAAGAACGGCAAGTCCGAGCTGTTGGCGTTCGTGGCGCTGTACATGCTGGTCGCCGACGGCGTGGAGGGCGCGGAGATCTACGGCTGTGCCCTGGACATCGCCCAGGCGCGCAAGGTGTTCGACGTCGCCGCCCGCATGGTCAAGCTCTCCCCGGTGCTCTCGCGCCGGCTGCGGGTGATCGACCACGCCGCCCGAATCGTCGACGAGCGGACCGGCAGCTTCTACGAAGCCGTCGCCGCCGACGCCAAGGGCAACCTCGGCCACAACCCGTCGGCGGTGATCTTCGACGAGGTCTTGACGCAGCCCAACGGCGAGTTGTGGTCAGCGATGCGCACCGGCATGGGCACCCGGATGCAACCCCTGATGCTCGCCGCGACCACGGCGGGCAACGACCCCGCCTCGTTCGCGAAGTCCGAGCATGACGAGTGCGTGCGGATCGCCGATGACCCGGCGCGGGCACCGCACCGGTTCGTGTACCTGCGCAACCTGTCGGCGGACGCCGACCCGTGGGACGAGGCGAACTGGCACCTGGCCAACCCGGCGCTCGGCGACTTCCTGAGCATCGAGGCCCTGCGCGAGGAAGCCCGCGAGGCCCGCAACGACCCGGCCCGGGAGAACTCGTTCCGCCAGTTCCGGCTCAACCAGTGGGTGCAGCAGTCCACGCGGTGGATGCCGATGCACCTCTACAACCTGTGCGCCGGCACCCCCGCCGCCGAGCCCGAGCAGCTGCGGGCGCGACACGCCGGAAAGCCGGCCTGGGGCGGACTCGACCTCGCCTCCAAGCTCGACCTCACCGCGTGGTGTCTGGTTGTACCCGACGGCATCGACGGGCACCTCTCGGCGCTGTGGCGGTTCTGGCTGCCCGAGGCCGCCGTGGCGTTCCTCGACAAGCACACCGACAGCCGGGTGTCCCGCTGGGTCGAGGCCGGCTGGATCACCGTCACGCCCGGCGAAGTCATCGACTACGACCTCGTGGAAGCCGACATCGCCGCCGACTGCGCCGCGCTACGCGTCGCGGACATCTCCTACGACGAGTGGTCCGGCGAACCCGTCCGGCAGCGACTGGAGCGGCGAACCCGGGTGCCGATGTACCCCGTGCCGCAGACCTACCGGGGCCTCACGCCCGGCATGATCGAGTTGATGGCCCTGACCCGCTCCCGGGCTTGGAGTCATCATGCGAATCCCGTGGCGGCTTGGTGCTTCGACAACGTGGAAGTCCGCTCGCCGGCAGGCGAGCCGGACCTGATCCGCCCGGACAAGCCTGAGCGCGGCAAGACCGGCAAGCGTATTGACGCTGTGCCGACCACCGCTATGGCTGTAGGCGGCTGGCGGCTACGTGGTCAGAAGGTTAAGAAGTCATCCCGAATGGTGGTGATGGGGTAGTCGTAAGCGCGGAGCTCGCATGGTACGAGACGCCGAGCTCGTTTCGCATGGCCGTTCTTAGCTGCACAAGAAGCTTGCCGTACTGCCCACTTCCCTCTTTGGGTTTCGGGCTCACCTCGACACCATGGGCTGCGACCATGAAGGCAATCTGAAGCTCCAGCAGGCCCTTTCCTATCCGCGTAACCGATTCGCCGCCATCCTCTATCAGTGCGATGTGCCAGTAGATCTCCCACGCGGCAAGGTTCAACTCGTGCATTTCTGTCGTGTCGGATTTCTTGACAACTACACCAAATTTTTCATTAGGAACATACTTGCGAAACTGATCAAGTAGGCTTAGAAACTTGCTGTAGGTTTGGAGGCGCTCGGCGCGCCACTCCGACTTTATTGCAATCGCATGGGCCTCGGATTGCTTCCAAATGTCGTGTTGTCTCTGCTCGCGTTCGCGCTTCCTCGCGGCACGCGCGGTTAGGAACGCACCGCCCAACGCTCCACCCAAACCGCCCACCAGCGTGCCGATCAACGGCAACACAATCACGAGCCACTGGGGAACCTGGCCACTCGGCATGGGCTGGACGCTACCGGCCACGGTCGGCTGGTAGCGACGTAAGGGGATGATCGTGATCGGGGTCCTCGCGCCTGAGCTCGCTGATATGCAGTGGGTTACCCGCCTTGCGCGTCTGCACAACGCCCAGCTTCCCGGCCTGGAGACGCTGGACGCCTACTACGAGGGCGAGCAGTCGCTCTCCTACATGCACCCCGAGTTGCTGCGGCGCCTGGACACCCGCGTGCGGCAAGTCGTCATCGCCTGGCCCGAACTCGTCGTCGACAGCTTGGACGAGCGGCTGGACGTGACCGGCTTCCGGATGGGCGGGGAGGAGGAAGCCGACCGGGACCTCTGGCAGATCTGGCAGGCCAACCGCCTGGACCTGTTTTCCCAGCAGGCCCATGTCGACGCGTTGGCGCTGGGCCGCGCGTTCGCGATCGTCGGCACCAACGAGAACGACCCGACCACGCCGCTGGTGACCGTCGAGTCGCCGCTGGAGGTCCACGCCGAACTGGACCCGCGCACCCGCACCGTGCGGGCAGCGCTGAAACGCTGGCGCGACGAGGACACCGAAGACCCCGGGCTGGGCTACGCCACGCTGTACCTGCCCAACCGCACCGTCTGGTACACCTCCGACAACGGCGGCGGCACCTGGGAAGAGACCGACCGCGACGAGCACGGCCTGGGCCAGGTGCCCGTGGTGCCGATCATCAACCGGCCACGTACCCGCCGCCGGCTCAACCGGCCTGCCCGCCTCGGCCGCTCGGAGCTGGCCAGCGTCCTGCCGCTCTCGGACGCCGCGTGCAAGATCGCCACGGACATGATGATCAGCGCAGAATTCCACGCCATGCCACGGCGCTACGCGCTGGGGTTCGACAAGGACGACTTCGTCGACGCCTCCGGCCGCGCCCTGACGCCGTGGGAGGCCGTGGCCGGCGTGCTCTGGGCCTCCCCGAAGTCCCCGAAGGAGGACGGGGTCAGTGTCGGGCAGTTCCCCGAAGCGTCGCTGTCGAACTTCCACGACACGCTCAACGCCTTGGCCAAGCTGGTGGCCTCGGTGTCCGGGCTGCCGCCGCACTACCTCGGCTTCAGCACCGAGAACCCGGCCAGCGCGGACGCGATCCGCTCCAGCGAGGCCCGCCACATCAAACGAGCCGAGCGCCGGCACGGTTGGTTCGGCGACGGCTGGGAGCAGGTCGCCCGCCTGGTCCTGCTCGTGCGGGACGGTCGGATCCCGCCGGAGGCCCTGCGGCTGGAGACGATGTGGATGGACCCGGCCACTCCGACGTTCGCCGCGCAGGCTGACGGCGTGGTGAAGCTTTACTCCGCTGACAAGCTGCTGCCCCGCCGCGCGGCGCGGCGGGCGCTGGGCTACTCCGACACGCAGATCCGGGACATGGAGGCCGAGGACACCGAGGCATACAACCGGATCCTCGGCGACGAGCCGCCCGAGTTCGGCCCGCAGCAGCCACCACCGCAGCAGCCGCTGCAGGACGTCGCACCGGCCGTGCCGGTGCCGCGTGGCAGCACCGCGGCCCGGTTCCTCGAACCCGCACAAGGGGTAAGCCGGTGACCGCGACCGATGATCGGTTCCGCGCCGTGCAGCAGCGCGCCGTTCGGCAGGCGGTGACCACCGTGGCGGCGGTGTGGTCGCGGCTGAACCTGGCGGACACGGCGGCCTGGCACACCAGCGCGCGCCCGGAGCTGGTGGCCGCCATCAGCTCCGGGCAGACCAGCGCGGCCAGCACCGGACAGACCTATGTGGCCGCCACGCTCGCGGCGGCCGGCGCGGCCTCCCGGCCGCTGGGCCGGTTGGTGGCCTCGGCTCTGGCCGGCACCGCAGCCGGCGGTCTGCCGCTGGGTGCGCTGGTGGATTACGCCTGGGCGTACTTCCGGCGGGCGCTGGAACTAGGCGCGCCGCCCGGCGACGCGGCCGACATCGGCCGCGCGAAGCTGCTGACCTACACCGCAACCGAGGTCGCCGACGCCGGCCGCGTGGCCGTCCAGATCGGCGGGTTCCTCGAACCGGAGGTGTACGGCTACGAGCGGCTTGTGCACCTGCCGGCGTGCGGGCGGTGCATCGTGCTCGCCGGCCGGCTCTACCGCTACAGCTCCGGGTTCCTGCGGCATCCGCGCTGCGACTGCGGCATGAAGCCGGTCACCCGCGAGCAGTGGAGGGCCGACGGCGCCGCGACCGACCCGCGCTCGCTGTTCGAGACAATGAGCAAAGCCCAGCAGAACAAGGCATTCGGCCCCGGCGGCGCGGAGGCGATCCGACACGGCGCGGACATCAGCCGCGTGGTCAACGCCCGCCGCAAAGGCTCGGTGTACGTGGCCGGCGGGCACGAGTTCACCCACGAGGCGACCACCACGCGCGGGCTCGGCCGCCAGCTCGGTGAGCTCAACAAGCGACCCGGCCGGCGGCACCGTTCCAGCGGTGTCGCCCGCCCTACCCCCGCTCAGCTGGTGGCGGTGGCCCGGGATCGCGACGAGCTTGTCAGGCAGCTACGGCGGTTCGGCTACATCCGTCAACAGTAGCGCTGTAGCACTGTACTGCTACAGTTCGCGAGCTTTTTTGAGAGGCGGACTCGTGTCCGCCCGCCATGATCAGTCCCGTTGCACCTGGACATTTCGGCTTTTTCTTTTTCGAAGCCGGCTTCAGCTCGGCGGCCAGCCCTGCCGCGCCCAACAGCAGACACGCCGCAGCCAAGAAACCGAAGTGCTGCCAGGTCATCGGCCCGGTGTAAGCGGCAATCGCCGCGCACGTCGGTGCGGCGGCAGCAAGCAGCCCCATCACGGGTGGCGACGGCCGGCGCGACTTCACACGCCCAGGGTGCCACGGCCACCCGATCCACCGTCTCGATTCCCCAGGGAGAACACCATTGGGTGACACCACCGGCCAGGCCCCGGCCGACAACCAGCCGCCCGGCCCGGTCAGCACCACCGATCCGGCACCGCAGCAGCAGCCCCAGCCCGAACCGGCCGAGCCGGACTACAAGGCCCTTTACGAAGCCGCCCAGGCGAAGCTGAGCAAGGCCGAGCAGACCGCACGGAGCAACAAGGACAAGGCCAAGCGGCTGGACGAGATCGAGGCCGCGCAGCAGAGCGAGGCCGAGAAGGCCGCCGCCCGCGCCACCGCCGCCGAGCAGCAGCTTGCCGGCCTGCGGCGCCGGGCCATCGACGCCGAGATCCGCGCCGCCGCAACAGGTTGGGCCGACCCGACCGACGCGCCGCGCTACCTGGACGAGCGGGACCGCTACATCGGCGATGACGGCGTGATCGACACCGCCGCCATCGCCCACGACCTGGCCGCGGTGCTCGCCGCCCGGCCGCACCTCGCGCGGGTCGACGGACCGCGCCGGCCCGCCCCGGACCCCTCGCAGGGGCCGCGAGACTCCGGCCCGTCCGGCATCGCCGGCCAGATCAGCGAGGCCGAGGCCCGGGGCGACTGGGTCACGGCCATCGCCTTGAAGAACAAGCGCCTGCGGGACCTCGCCGCACAGCAGCACTGATTTCTGTTTCCTAGCAACGGAGTTCCTATGCCCGGTGTGGCGGCAATCGCCAACGTCTACAACACCCCCAACTACGTCGGCGAGTTGTTCGCGCTCACGCCGAGCGACACGCCCTTCCTCAGTGCGATCGGTGGCCTGACCGGTGGCAAGCGCGCCAACGGCGTCGTGCACACCTGGCAGGTCTACGACCTGCGCGCCCCCGACCCAGCCCGCCAGCGCCTGGAGGGCGCGGACGCCCCGCCGCCGGAGTCCCGTGTTCGAGGGACTGCGCGCAACGTGGTGGAGATCCACCAGGAGACTGTCGGCGTCACCTACACCCGCCAGGCCGCGCAACAGCAGTTCGCCGGCACCGGCTCGCCGATCGCCAACGCCGTCTCCATTCCCGGCACCAACCCCGTGCCGGACGAGATGGACTGGCAGACCCGCCAGTCGCTGATCCAGATCGGCCGCGACGTCGAGGTCAGCTTTCTGACCGGCACGATGGCCGAACCCACCGACAACAGCACCGCCCGCAAGACCGGCGGCATCCTCCAGGCCATCAAGACCAACGTGGTCACCAACGCGCAGCCCGCCGCGCTGACCGAGAAGATGGTCCTGGACCTGTTGCAGTCGGTGTGGACCAACGGCGGGATCCAGGTCTCGGAGACCGCGACGTTGATGTGCGGGGCGTGGCAGAAGCGCCAGCTCACCAACCAGTTCGTGACGCTGAAGAACTACCGCGAGCAGACCCGCAACGTCGGCGGCGTCTCGGTGACCACGATCGAGACCGACTTCGGCCAGCTCAACGTCAGCCTCAACCGCTACATGCCGGCCGACACGGTGCTAGTGGTCAGCCTCGACCAGTGCGCCCCGGTGCTGCTGGAGACGCCGGGCAAGGGCTTCCTGTTCTCCGAGCCCCTCGCGAAGACCGGCGCGGCGGACAAGGCGCAGATCTACGGAGAGATCGGTTTGGAGTACGGGCCGGAGATCGCCCACGGCAAGATCACCGGCCTGACCACGACGGCGGTGTCCTCGTGAAGTTCACCAGCACCCGCCACCCCGAGCTGATCGTGCACGACCTCGGCGTGGTGTTCGTCGACGGCGAAGCCGAGGTCACCGACAAGGCCACCATCGAGGCCCTGCGCGGGCTGCCCGCCGAGCTGGGTGTTCGGGCCGTCGGTGGCCGACCCGCCGCCAGCCGGCCCACGGACTAGCCGTGGTGGCGGGCCACCACGGCCAGCGCCTCGTCCACCGACTGGTCGAAGTTCAGCTCGTCGTGGAGCCCGGTGAGCTCGAACGGGCGCAGCAGATGGCGATAGTGTGCGACGAGACGCAGTTCCCGGTCGTCGGCAGCGAGCTTGTTGTGCAGCTGCATGAGCAGGCTCAATCCGGTCGAGCTGAGAAACTCCAGGCCGTCCAGGTCCACGATGACCGCGATGACCCCCTCGGCAGCGGTCTGAAGGATGTTGTCGAGTAGCTCGCGAGTCTCCAGGTCTGCCGTTCCGCGAAGATGGACCACAGCCGCGTCGCCGATGCGGGCGGTAGCCGCGGTGAGCTGTGCATCCGTGCGCCTGAGGCGGTCCTCGCCGTCCATGTTCACCGCAGGCTCCTCAGTTGCCGGTCCGCAGCAAGCACGCAGGTACCACGGCGCAGCTGATCATTCAGCTGCCTCGCCAACCATAGGTCCGCGCCGCGAACACCGGCAACCGCTACCGACCCGCTTGGCGCTCATGGTCGACACGAGCAACCAGCAGGCTCAAAGGGAGGTGGTGACTATGTGTGACGGACCCGCGCGGTCCCTTCGCTCGGGGGGTGACGAAGGGACCACGCGGCGGCCGGGTCACGCACTTGGGAATCCCAGCACCCAGGCAATCGCGGCACGCCGAAGCACCGTTAGCACTTTCGGGCAGGTGAAATACCCGTGATCTCCCTTGCCACGGTCAGTGACGTCCAGGCCCGGTCCCCGCAGCCACTCGACGACCAGCAGCAGGCCCGCGCCGCCGTGCTGCTGGCCGACGCCTCCGCGATCGTTCAGGCGAAGGTTCCGGACATGCCGCAGCCGCCGCCGGACACCGCTGTCGGCGTGGTCGCCACGGCGGTGTTACGAGCGTTGGCCACGCCGGCGGACGGGTTGACGAACGAGTCGGTGGGCGAGGTCTCTCGGACCTCCGCGCACCCAGGCGGCGGTCTCTACTTCACCGATGACGAGCTGGAGTTGCTCCGCCCTGTCCATCCCGGGCCAGGCGGGGCGTTCTCCATCTGGACGGTCTAGCAACCGAAGTCGTTTGCGTCGTTCACATCGCTGGGACGGTGGCGCATCTGGTTGCGCTCGTCGCGAGCATCCCGGACGGCGACGATCTGCCGGGACAGGCTGACAAGCTTGAGATAGGCCCGGGTGTGCGGCCGCGTGCCGCCGGCAATCAGCCGGTCGCCGGACTCGACGTGCTCCGCCAGCACGTCGATCGCTTCGCGGTACCAGTCTGTCGGCGACCAGTACTGGCTTCCCTCTGGGCCCGGGAGCATCCGCCGGTTGTCGCCCTCGGTGTTGTAGTTCATGCGCTCGCTCCCGTGTGGTGCGCGTTGCCGAGGCCCCGCCCGCCGCTTCCCCTGGCGGAGGGGCCCCGGCAACCGGAGGCGCGGGCCGGGGTGCGTACCCGCAGGTCAGATGCTCGCACACACGTTCGAGTTACGCCAGTTGTCGCTGCTGATGAGATCCCCGGCGGAGGGATCCGGAGCACAGGCTCCAGCTACTGCGGGCCACTACAGTCCGCCGGGGACCACCGCCCACTACGCACTCGACGGGGACGAATCCAGTGGACGAGCGCGGGGTCTCGGCGCTTCCCGAGCGTCCGCCCGTCGACACACGGCAGCAAGGGGCCAGCACCTAGCGAGCATGGTCACCGGGTGAAGCGGAGCCAACCTTCCAGGACCATGTCGGCGACCTCACGGAGCGGACGGTCGGTGACGAACGCGTGCGCCCGCAACCGCTGATACGCCGGCGTCAGCCCGGTTCCCAACTGCGCCGACACGACACCCACCGCCTGATGAACGCGTACCCACTGCTGAGCCAAGGAACCCGCGAGCACACCGTCCAGGTCATGTCCAGATGATTCATCGACCACACCCCCCAACAGCGCCGCCAACGCGTAGTCGGCGAACACACGCCCGTCGGCGAGCGCGTCGGCGCTCAGCGGCTGCGGACCGATGCGGTAGAGCTCCAACACCCCGACTGCCACCTCACCCATGATCAGCGGAAGGGCGAACACGGCCTGCACACCCAACGGCGCCAGCAGCGATACCAGCACCGGCCAGCGCTCCCGACAGTCGTGCCGGGTCAGGTCGCCGACCAGCACCTCCTCACCCGTGAGCAACGCCTGCACACCCGGCCCCCGGCCGACGGTGAGCTCCAGTTCCACCGCGCGTTCGCCGACGACGCCGGTCGCGTAGATCGGCTCGGCTTCCCCCAAATCCCCGGCCGTGCAGAAGCTCACCCCGTCGACGCCCACCACATGGGCGCAAGCCCGGCAGATGTGTCTAATCCCGACCGACACCCCCTCGGCGGCGGCCTGCCTGCCGATCGCGGCGGCAATCGCGGCATACCGGTCTCTGTGCACGTGCTCAGCGGGGCCAGACAGTCGTGCTCTGCGCGGCAGCCCCACGCAACCGCGTGCACAACTGCCGCAACGTCTGGACGGGCACCTGAAAGCGAGAGGTCAGGCCGTAGCCCGATCCAGCGTCGGGCACAGACACCGGGCCGTGCAGGTACACCACCCGCTCGGTGCGATCGATACCCGGCCGCGACCAGGCGGGCTGCTCACCGTGTCTGGCAATCAATTCCCGCGCCGTCGGGTCGGCCAACGTCGCCTGCACGGCGTCGATCAACGACCCGAGGCGAACCAACGGGATACCGATACCGTCACCATGCCCAGCGCGCGGCTGCCACGCGCCATCCGATTCGCCGGTTGCCGTGGGCAGGGCGTGGATGTCGGCGTGATCCCCCACGAGGGTGATGGACCACTCGGCGTTGACCGTGGTGACCTGCTCGGGTTGGACGGTCATGATGTCGCCCCCTCGGGGTGAGGAATCAACCAACGGTGCGGCCGGCACGGGCGTCGCGGCGAGGGACCTTCGGCACTGTAGAGCACTGCTGAAGGGCATGAAACGCCGCATACCCTGGGCCGCGAGCGTGTGGCGGTGGTGCTGTGCTGTTACCTCACCGACTGACCGTCATCACCCCGGTTGGCGTCGTCGACGAGTACGGCAACCCCGTCCTACGCCTGGACTACGGTCCCGGCGCCGCACGCCGCACCATCGCCGGCCTGATGCAACCCACGGGCTCGACGCCCAACCCCGAACCGGGCCGCCAGGCGGTCGTCACGACCTGGCGGCTGTTCACGACCAGTCCGATCGCCACCAGTGACCGCATCTCCTGGCAGGGCAAGACATTCCGTATCACCGGGGAGCCGTCGCAGTGGACGCCGCGATTCGGCCACACCCACTACGAAGCCAACCTCACCCACGTGGAGGGCTGAAACCACCGTGCCCGCCATCGACCGCGTGACCGTCGACTACGACGGCGTGCGAGAGATCCTGCTCTCGCCGGAGCTGCACGACGCCGTGCAGCAGCTGGCCGAGCAAGTCGCTGCACACGCCCGCGCCCGGGGCCTACGGCTACGCGACCACGCGCCCGTGCCGATCGAGGTGTTCGACGACCCCGCCCACACCCGCGTGGGCGTCACCGTCGCCGTCCAGCATCCCGCCGGAGCCGGCATGGAAGCCCGCCACGGACTGCTGACCCGCGCCGCGCACGCCGCCGGCCTGGAGCCGATCGGCTTCGACGAGATCGCCGACCAGCTGGAGGTGCCCCGTGGGCCTGCCCGTGCCCCGGGACGTCGTCGCCCTCGTTCTCGACGTCCTTCGGCCCGCCCTCGCCGAGCGCGCCGAGCCCTACGCCGCCGGGCTCGTCGTCTCCTCCGAGATGGGTTCCGAACCCGGAAGCGACGCTGACGACGGGCCACCCAGCCTGCCGTGGCTGCTGGTCGCCGAAGACGGCCACACCTGGAGCTGGCCAGCGGTACAGCGCTCGACGATCCGGCTGACGTGCTGGCACCGCTCCGAGTTCACCGCCAAGGCGGTCTGCGCCCTGGCCCTCGGCCTGCTCTGCGCACCCGGCATCCGTGCGGCACCCATCGCCGCCGACCCGATCACCGCGCCCATCACCAGCCTGGACCCCTACACCGACCAGCCCCTGGCCACCGCCTCTGTCGCAGTGTTCGCCCGAACACCGTTGCTGTAAACCACACCCGCGCACGCCCACCCGAGGAACCGGTGGGTGCGCGGGTGGGCGTCGGCCTGTTCCCTTGGAGGACTTGTTGACGTTGAACGCAAGCCTGGTCCGGATCGCCGGCACCGGGGAGGTATCACTGGCCCCGCCCGGCACTCCGGAGCCGCCCGACGCGACCACGCCGCTGACGGCGGCGTGGACCGGCCTCGGACTGACCACATCGGATGGTGTCACCGTCTCCCGGAAGGTCGAGAAGGACGGCACCGAGTCCTGGCAGATGCTCTCGCCGGCTCGCTACATCTACAAGTCCCAGGAATTCACCGTGAAGTCGGTGTTCCAGGAGACCAAGGCGGCAGTGCTCGGAGCCTACTTCGGCGGGATCACCTTCGCGCCGACCGCCTCCGGCTCGAAGATCTACCGCGCCGAGTTCTCGTCCATCCCCCGTAGTGACGTGCGGGCACTGTGCGTGGACTGGGTCGACCAGGTGTCCGACACCGAGGTCTTCCACCACCGCCTCTACGTGCCGCGTGCGGAGGTGTCCGACACCGACGACGCCCAGTGGTCGCGAACGCAGGAAAACCGGTGGGGCATGACGTTCTCCGCGCTCTCGCCGACCGGCACCACGACCACGTTGGCGGTCTGGTTGACCGACGACCCGGCCGTCCTGCTCACCCCGCCCACCCAGACCAGTGGAGGTGGCTCGTGACCGGACTGACCGGCGACGCCCGTAGCGAGTTGGCCACCGTGCTGGAGACGCTGCGCACCGCGCTGCGCCATCACCAACTGCGCGACGAAGCCTCCGCCGTCATGGTCGGCCGCCCCGTCGTCTACAGCCCGCTGACCACCCGGCTGGAGTTCGCGACCAAGGGCCTGTCGGCACTCATCCGCCACGAGTTCCCCCAACCCGAAGGAGAAAGCCAGCAGTGAGCACCCGGCAGCGCGCCGAGGCGACGAAGAAGCCTGCCCCGGCCAGCGAGGGCCTGTCCCTGACTTGGCGTGACAAGAAGTTCCGCATTCCGACCGCTGAGCAGTTCCCGTTGGCCGCGATGGAAGCCGAAGAGGCCGGCAAGCCGATCACGGCGCTGCGGGAGCTGCTCGGTGAGCAGCAGTACCAGACGTTGCGGACGGTGGCGTTCACGGCGATGGACATCGAGGAGTTCTCCGCGCAGGTCATGCGGGAGCTGGGGCGGGGAAACCCCTAACGGTCGCCCAGCTGCTGGCGACCGACCTCACCGCCGAAGCGTTGGAATCGGACCTGTTGGCCGTCTACGGCGTCGATCTGCTCGACTTCTACCGAGGCCACATGACCTACCGGCGGGTGTGCGTACTCGTCGGCGGCCTCCCAGCCGATGCGCGGGTCTGGCGGGCGATCGCGCCCGAGGCCGGCTGGTCGCGCCTGGAGATGCTGACCGCCGCCGTCGAACGCCGCATGACCGCACTGTGGGCGGCGGTCGCGGCCGCGCTGGGCCAGACCATCCCACCCGAGCACCTGGCCAGCCCGCTGGAACTGACCGACACCGACCCGGACAGCGCGCGGAACGAGCCGGAGCCCGAGACGGTCTCGCTGCGTGACATGGCTCGGATGATGCGCGGGACCTGACCAGCGGGTGGTGGTCGGCCTGGCCATCGTCGCCCACGCCTACCTCAAGATCATGCCCTCCCTTCAGGGGTTGGGCGTCGAGATCCGCCGTCAGGTCAAGCAGAACGAACGCGACGCCCCGCACCTCGGGTTGACCGCCGAGCTGCGCACGGAGCTGCTCAAGGAGCAGCTGCGCATTGCCGCCCGCGAGGGCGACCAGACCGCGATCCGGTTGCTGGCCGAGCTGGAGACCGCCGAGGCCGAGACCAAGGGCGAGCGGCTGCGGCGTGAGCTGTCGAAGAAGATCACGATCAAGGTCGCCCTGGACAAGACCGGCAGCGCGGCCAAGGGCCTGAGCGACCTTGACGCCGGCGTCACGAAGCTGGGCGCGAACCTGGCCCGCACCACCGGGCTTGTCGGCGCCCACACGCTGAAGGTCGCGGCGCTGGCCGGTGCGGCGACCGGCGCGGCCACCGAAGTGATCGGGTTGGGGTCGGCGGCGGTCACCGCATCGGGGTCGTTGCTGACGATCCCGGCCGCCGGCCTCACGGCGGCCGCGATCCTGGCCACGGTCAAGGTCGGGCTGTCCGGGTTCGGTGACGCGCTCAAGGAGTCCGATCCGGCCAAATTCGCCCAAGACCTGGAGAAGCTGTCCCCGGCGGCCCGCGAAACCGCGGTGCAGATCCGGGCGCTGGCCCCGGCGTTGGACGCGCTCAAGCTGGACGTTCAGCAACGGCTGTTCGCCGGCCTGTCCGGTGAGGTCGCCTCGCTCGGGCAGCGCTACCTGCCGGTTGTGCGGACCGGCCTGGCTGACATCGCCGGCGCGCTCAACACCTCCGCCCACGGCCTGGCCGCGTTCCTGGACCAGGCCAGCGTCTCCAGTGACCTCGCCACGATCTTCACCAACGCCCGCCAGGCCGTGGCCAACCTCGGGCAGGCGTTCGGGCCGCTGCTGTCGATCCTGCGTGACGTCGCCACGGTCGGCTCCAGCTTCCTGCCCGCGCTGACCGCCGGCATCGGGGCCTTGGCCTTGAAGTGGGCCGAGTTCATCGGGCAGGCCCGCCAGACCGGGCAGCTGGCCGGGTGGATGCAGGCCGGCATCACCGCCGCCCGCCAGTTCGGTGACCTGCTGGGCAACCTCGTGTCGATCGTCGCCTCGGTGTTCCGGGCGGTCGCCGGGTCCGGGACCGGCGCACTGTCCGTGCTGGTCGCGATCACCGACAAGATCGCCGCGTTCGCCAAGAGTGCGCCCGGAATCCTTGCCCTGCAACAGGTCTTCGGTGGCCTGTCGGCGGTCGCGGCTGGCTTGTTCCCGCTGTTCGACGCGCTGGGCCAGGTCCTCGTCACGCAGATCGCCCCGGCCGTCGCGAAACTCGGCCCCCAGCTCGGGGCGTCGCTGGCCTCGTTGGCGGGCGGGTTCGCCCCGCTCGCGGGGATTCTCGTTGCCCTGGCACCACTCCTGTCCACCGCCGCCCAGGTGACGGCCGAGGTTCTGGTGCCGGCGCTACGCGCGGTGCAGCCCGTCGTGGCCGCGCTGGTCGGCCCGGTGCAGCAGGTCTTGCAGCTGCTCGGCTCGCAGCTCGCCGCATCGATCACCGGCCAACTCGCCCCCGCCCTGCTCAAGCTGGCCACCGCTGCCGGGCCCCTGATCACGGCCTTCGGCTCGCTGCTGGTCAACGCCCTGTCGCTGACCGCCGGCTGGGTTTCCCAACTGGTGCAACAAGGTTCGGACCTGCTCGGCGTGTTCGGCGGCGCGGCCGTCAGCGTGCTCGGGTCCCTGCTGGGCGCGTTCCAGTCGGTGGCCACGGCCGGCGCGTCGGTGCTGCTGGCCACCCTGCGCGCTCTGGCACCGGCCCTGCCGGCGATCACCTCGACTGTGGCCCAGCTCGCGCAGGTGATCAGCACCAACCTGGCCGCCGCGACACCGACCCTGGTGGCCATCGGCCAGCAACTCGCCAGCGCAGTGATCACTGTCGTGAATGGACTCCTACCGAGTCTGCCATCGCTGACAGACGCCCTGCTACAGCTGGTAGTAGCCGCGCTAGGGCTGGCACCACCCCTGCTACAGCTGGCATCGGCTTTGCTGCCCGGCCTGGTGCAGATCGTGGCCCAGCTCGTGCCGGTGATCGTCCAGGCCGCCGGCGTGCTCACCGAGCTGATCTCCGACGCCACGCCGCTGGTGAAGCTGCTGGCCGACGACCTGTCGCCGCAGGTCGAGGCGTTCGGCCGGATCGTCGCCGACGTGTTCGGGGCGCTGTCGGCGATCGTGTCCGGCGCGCTTCAGGTCGTGCGCGGCGTGATCGAGGTCGCCGTCGGCTTGATCACGTTGGACTGGTCGAAAGCCTGGTCCGGACTCAAGGACATCGTGCTGGGCGTGGTCAACGGCCTCGGCGGCGTGCTGCTGTCCGGGCTCGACATCGTGGTCCAGGCGGTGAAGGCGCTCGGTGCCGCGATCGTCTCGACCGCGAGCGGCTGGGGCGGTGCCCTCGTCGACGCCGGCCGCAACCTGATCGCCGGTCTCGTGCGCGGCATCGAGTCCGGGTTTCAGTGGGTCAAGGACAAGCTGAGCGAACTCACGAACTGGATCTCCCAGTGGAAGGGCCCACCGTCGGTCGACCGGAAGCTCTTGACCCCCAACGGAAAGCTCATCATGCAGGGCCTCCTGGTGGGGTTGCAAGACGGCACGCCGGCGGTCCGCTCCTACCTGACCCAGCTGACCACCGACCTGCCCGGCACAGCCCCAGTGAACGGCACGGGCGGGCCAACACCGGCCGCCGCGCTGCGGCCGGTGACGATCAACGTCTACCCCCAAGCGGGCCAGTCCGAGACCGAGATCGCCGCCATGGTCGACCGCCGCCTCACGTTCGCCGGCCGGTTGTAGGGGTTGGTGTGCATGGGGTTGCGGGTGCGGTGGGTGCTGGACGGGTTGGTGTTCAACGATGACCCGGACCCGGACTGCACCGAGTACCTGATCACCAGCGAGGCCGGCTGGTCGTCCAGCCCGCCCGCGCGCACCACCAGCACCGACCGGACCGGGGCGCACGGCGGGTACCCGGCCCCGGTTTGGGCCGGTGCCCGGACGATCGACCTGGGCGGGCGGGTGATCGCGACCAGTTGGGAGGCGCGGCGGCGCGCTGAGCACCGGCTGGCCGCGCTCGCGTCCGACCCGACCCGGCTGGTTGAACTGCGCTGCACGGAGGAGACCGGTGACCTCACCGCGTCGGTCGCGCGCTCCGACACCACTCAAGTGGCCATCGACCCCGGTGGCTACTCGCTGTCGTTCGCGTTGGCCCTGCGGGCACCCGACCCGCGCAAGTACGCCACGCCGCAGAACGCCGACGGCGGTTTGCCGGTGGAGGCGGGCGGCCTGGACTTCGAGACCGGCGGCGGCCTCGACCTGGAGACCAAGGGCGGCATGGACTTCGGCACCGCCAGCGGGCTGGGGCCCGCCGTCGCGGCCAATCCCGGCACCGCGGACTCCGCGCCCGTGCTGTCGCTGTTCGGGCCCTTGACGCCGCCGATCACGATCACCCGCACCGACAGCGCCGCGACCCTGACCTACCTCGACCCGATCCCAGTCGGGCAGGTCGTCACGATCGACATCGCCGCCCGCACCGTCCTACTGGGCGGCGCGACGCAACGCCGGCACCGGGCGATCATCCCCGACTGGGACGCGCTGACCATCCCAGCCGGCGGCCGCGCTGAGTTCGCCCTGACACACAACGACGTCCCCAACCTCGCCGCGCGTCTGCACGTCACCTGGCGGCCGGCGTGGTGGTGATCCCGAAGGCGGTGAAGTCCTTTTGACATCGGCACTTCCTGGGCTGGGCGCGTGGGCGACCCAGCTCAAGGTCAATTCCCGGGCCGCCCGCTATGCCCTCGGAGCCGTGCTCGGCCCCGCACCTGGCGCGGCCGGCAGCTGGCGCTCCGGCGTCCTGCCCTCGACCACCAGCAACGGCGCGACCCTGGACCTCCTGGTCGTCGCGGACAGCCCGACCCCGTCCATGAACGTCATCGTCAACCCCGGCCAGGCCGTCATCACCCGCACCGGCCAAGGCCCCTACGTCGGCACCCTCGACATCCCCGGCCGGATCCAGCTCACCCCACCGGACCCCTCCAACGGGCGCGTTGACCTGATCGTGGCGCGGATCAGGGACGAGCGACTCGGCGACGCCACCACGGGGTTCACGGTCGAGCCCATCGCCGGCAAGCCCGCCGCACAGCCCACCGCGCCGCAAGCCCCGGACGGGTGCCTGCCGCTGGCCCAGGTCACCATCACCCCGACCACGACCCAGATTCAGAGCTCGGCCGTCGTCGACGTCCGCCGCTCGGCGGCCATGCGGACCGGCGTCGGCGTCATGCTGCCCGGCGACCGGGCCAACGACCCGGGCGCGTATGCCGGCCAGGTCCGCTACCGCAACGGCGGGCTGGAAGCCTGGGACGGAACCACATGGCACGCCACCCACCAACCCGCCATGTTCGCCGCACCGGTACGGGCGCTGAACAACCAGAGCACCAACCGTTCCCTGGCCTCGGTCTCCGTGCCTGACCCGGGCTGGCCCTACCGCGTGATCGCGCAAGGCTCAGCCGAGCTGATCACCGTCGGGAGCCGGGCCGATCTGTGGATCACCATCGACGACGTCAACGCCCCGTTCGCCATCGCTGTCGGCGTCGGACCGACCGACGGCGGCGGCTGGTTCAGCACTCAAACCGGCGTGAGCGACACCCTGACCGGCGCGCACACCGTGTTCCTGACCGCCAACCGGGTTTTCAACGACGGCACGTGGTCGTCGACCCAATTCAACGGTGCCCTCTTCGTCTACCGCTTCCCGGCCTAGCTGCGGCACGTTCTTGGACTCGCCCCAACTCCGCACCGCCAGCCGGGAGCGCACGATCCTGACAACAGCAACGCAGGCGCGCAAGATCCGTGGTTGCCCCAACACCGCCGCGCCGCCGAGAAAGATCAACACGAACGGCCACGGAACTGTGATCTGGCCGGCGAACTGAAATCCCACTAGCTTCTCCTTCCGCCTGGTTGAGCGGAAGGCAAGCAGCCTCAGCTCAACCAGCCGATACGACTGGTTGTGCTGAGTCCGCCTCCGGCGGTGGATCTCAGGTGGATCACGTTTGGTGAAGTGGTGGTGGGGAGGGGGTACCTCTCGCTGCGAGAGCGCCGGGCTCTCTCGCGCGCACTCCTTAGTTGTCAATTCGGGTCTGCGCAGGGAGTTACCCCTTTGCGGGCAGCAGCATAGCGGCCTCCCGAACCTGCCTGACGGCGTTGACCACGGATCACCCGATCGGGGGTACCTGTGGCCGCTTCCCTGGCTTTCCACGCTGTCGTCGGATTCCTGCGGACCGGCGAGATCCTGGCCGAACTCCCGGCCGATCCCGCCTACACCGACACCCTCAACGCTGCCGGCACCGCCACCGCGAACATCCCGCTCGACGCCGTGCCGCCCGAGATCGACCTGCGGGCAGTCACCACGCCCTGGCGGTGCTTCCTGGCCGTCACCCGAGGGCGCGCCGTCACCTGGGCCGGCCCGATCGTCACCCGCCGCCGCCAACCCGGAAGCGACATCGTCGAGATCGGCGCGTCCGGCCTATGGAGCGTCTTCGACAGGCGGGTCCTGGCCCGGCTCGGCGCATGGGGCTACGCCGACGAACGGGCCGACGTCCTGCTCACCAACCTGACACTGCCGTCGATCGCCGCCGAGATCCTGCGCGTCGCCACCGACCGCGCCGGCGGTGACCTGCCGCTGCTGCTGCCGGAGTCGGTAGCCGGCACCAACCAGCGCGCCTACTTCGGCTACGAACTGGCTTCCACCGGCCAGCGCCTCGGCCAACTCGTCGGCGTCGAGAACGGGCCCGACTGCCACTTCCTCCCCGGCTGGACCCCGGACGGCAGCCGGATCCAGTGGACCGCGAGGCTCGGCAACCCCTACCTGGGGCAGGCCGGCTCGGAGTATGTCTTCGACCACGGCGCGGCGCTAGTCGCCTGGGGCAGCGACGAAGACGCCTCTAGCCAAGCCACCACGGCACTGATCCCCGGCGACGGCATGGAACACGGCCGACTCATCGGCGCCGCAGCCGACAACTCCCTGACCACGCAAGGCTGGCCGGCGCTGGACCTGGTCAACAGCGACCACACCGACGTCAAGGACCCCGACACCCTGGCCGCCTACGCCCGTTCCTACCAAGCCGCTTACCGCACCGGAACCGAGCTGGACACCGCCGTCGTGCGGGTCGACACCGACCCCGCACCCGGAACGTACCTGGTCGGCGACGACGCCGTGTTCCAACCCAAACCCGACCGCTGGACACCAAGCGGCCCGCTACGGCGGCGCATCATCCAGATCAGCCGCCAGTCGGGCGGCTCGGACGTCTTCTCGCTCACCCTGGCCGTCGTGCCGGCATCCCTGTAGCCGCAAGGAGAACGCCCTTACGTGCTCACCCCGCAACCCGACACACTCCTTGACCGGCTCCGACGTCTCGAAGACCGCATCGACCAGGTCGCTCGCGGCACCCTCGGCCGCGACATGGTCAGCGTCGCCGGGATCTCCATCCGCAGCCAGGGCGGCCTAACCGTCAAGGACAGCAACGGCCAAAGCACCCTGTTCGTCGGCGGCCTCACCCAACCCACCTCCGAACCACACACCGCGCTGCGGACGGTTCACGAGGAAGCCAGCGGCGCGGGCGCGTTGCGTCTGGCCATCTGGGATAAAGCCGGCAACGTCATCTTCTCCGACGACACCCCCAGCGGCGCGGGCATCGGCCGCCCCTACATCGGCGGCACCCTCAGCCCGTACCGCACCGCCGACTGGCCGGCGACCCAATCGGCGGACTGGGATCCGTTGCAGCGCTGGATGTTCAACCGCCAGCACCCCCGCATCCACGCCATCATCCACGCCGCCACCGACCTCGCCGACACCACCGGCGAGGCCCGCCTGCGCGACCTGGCCACCAACACCGTCCTGGGCACCGTGACCGTGGCAGCCGACACCGCCGGCGGGCTCGTCATCGGGCCGGTGGCCATGCCCGGCGTGTTCGGTGACGTCTGCGAGGTGCGCTTGGAAGTCCACCGCACCACCGGCACCGGCACGGTCCGCGCCACCCTTGCCTACGCTGTCGGGATGCAGTCATGACCCTCGGCGAGGCCGCGGGCGACATCAGCACGTGGCCCGGCCTCGGCGTCGTCGGGGCGCTGGTGATCGTCGTCGGCTACCTCCTGACGGCCAACTTCCGTTTGCTGTCCGCGAATCGGGCCGACCGCGCCGCCTACCTGGAGGCGTTGGCCACCCGCGAAGCCAGCCACGCCGCCGACCTGTCCGCCTTGCGTGAGGCGTACCGGGCCGAGCTGGTCAGCCTGCGCCGCCGCGCCTCCACCCTGGAAGGCCGCATCGCCACCCTGGAAACCCGCATCGGCGACCTGAGCACCGAACTCGACCACGAACGCGCCCGCCGCCGCGCCGCCGAAGACGACGCCGCAGCCGCCCGGCGCACCTGAGCCACTACCCATCACCACGCCGGCCCGCCCCGCTCCAGGGGATGGGCCGGCGTCGTCTTGTCCGCACGCAGAGAGGTCCGGCTTGACCAACTACGGCATCGACATCGCCTCGTACCAGGGCTCCGCCATCGACTGGACGGCGACCGCCGGCAACAACATCTCGTTCGTCTCGGTCAAGGTCACCGAAGACACCGACTACACCAACCCCTACGCCACCGCCCAGGCCGACGGCGCACGCGGCGCGGGCATCCACGCCGGCGGCTACCACTTCGCCCGCCCCGGCGACCCCTCGGCGCAGGTCGACCACTTCGTCACCGAGCTGACCGCCCGCAACCTGCTCGCGGCGGGCTCGCTGCTGCCGATGCTGGATGTCGAAGTCGGCCTCGGCGATGACGCCAACACCTGGATCGGTGCGTTCCGCGACCTGTTCGAGCAGCGGACCGGCGTCGGCCTGCTCGTCTACGCCTCGCTGGACTGGTACCGCAACGTGCTGGTCCCGTCCCGCTGGGCGTCGCCGTCGACCAGGTTGTGGGTCGCCCAGTGGAACGGCGACCCGGGCCACCCGGACTACTCGGACCCGGCGCTGGCGATCCACCAGCACTCGAACCGCGGTTCGGTCCCGGGCTTCGGCGGCCTGGTCGACCGGGACGCCACCGTCGACGGCGTCGACCTGTCCGCCGTGCTCATCGGCGGCGTCTCCGCCCCCACCCAGCCGACCCCGCCGTCGGCGCCCTCGGACGGCTGGGTCGCCTACACCGTCGTCGCCGGCGACACCCTCTCCGCCATCGCCGAGCGCACCGGCACCACCTGGCAGGAACTCGCCAGCCGCAACAACATCCCGAACCCGAACCTGATCCGCGTCGGGCAGGTCATCCAGGTTCCCGGCAACGGCAACTCCGGTGGCCAGATGTACCGCATCCAGCCGGGCGACACCCTCTCCCAGCTCGCCGCGAACTGGGGCACCACCGTCGACGCCATCGCCAGCCTCAACGGCATCCCGAACCCGAACCTGATCTTCGCAGGTGAGTGGATCCGCCGACCGTGACGACCGACCTGAGCCAGGCCGACCGCGCAGCGGTCGGCCTGCTCTACCTCGGCGTCCTGATCGCCTGGGCCTCCGTCGCCGCCGGCATCGCCTTCGTCCGCCTCTACACCTGGCTGGACAACCTCCCACCCCACACCACCAAGCAAAGGATCACCCGCACCGTGACCGCTGACCCGACCACCACCCCGAACGACAACTCCACCCCAGGACGCCCCCGACCGGTCCGCAAGGCCGCCGCGATCATCGGCGGCCTCACCGCCCTCATCTCCGGCTTGGTCGGCTCCGGCCTGATCACCGACGGCCAGGGCGGCGCGCTGACCGGCCTGATTGCAGCCGTCGTTGCCCTGCTCGGCGCGTTCGGGTTCGTCGCCTCCAGTGAGGGCAAGGTCACCCCGCTGTCCGATCCACACGACAACACCGGCACGCAGCTGGTGCCGGCCACCATCGAGACTGAAGGCTCGGAGGCCCCGACTAAGTGACTGCGAACGGACACGCCCTCCAGCACGACAGCGTTCTGTCCGCCCAGGAGCTGGAGGAGGCGCGGGCAGCAGGTAGGGCGGTGAGGTTCACACCCGCTCAGAAGGACCGGCTGCGCGACATCTTCCGCCCCTCCGTTCTGAAGCTGGCTCGGCAGCACCCAACGGTCTGATGTGCAAAGGTGCCGGAGCCATTCAGCTCCGGCACCTCTCACTCCTTGTTCTGTTGTCCTACGCCGCTTGCCCATCCTGATGGTGGAAACCTGGCTCGACGCCCAGCCGGTTGTAGTTCCTGGCTCCCTTGCCAACCGGCAGGATCCTGGGCGTCATGACCGTCCGGACGACTGCGCGCTTCTGAACTGGTTCCAGGGTGCCCCAGACCTGTCGCGCCTGAGGGCCAACGAGGCCAAGGAGCGCCGGCGGCAGCATTGCCTGTTCAGCCTTCCGCTCAGCCTTTTCGATCTGCGGTAGCAGGTCGGCCTCGACTGCGGCGAGGCCCGTAGCGGAGAGCTTGCCTTGCGCAGCCTGCGCGTAGAACGCGTCTAGCCGAGCGCGGAGCACCTTGGCTTCAGCGAACGCGTCAGCAATCTCTTCGCCTTGCGACACACGGAATACATCGGCCGCGTCGGAGCTCTCCAACGCCGCAAACAAGGCCGCCTCAATAAACGCATCGACTCGCGCCTTGTTACGAACGATGTGCCGAGTGCGGCGACATCCATATGAAGGGTAACCGTCAGCCTTGATGACGCCCATTGTGCTACCACAACGGCCACAGAGGGCGATCCCAGACAGAAGATGCTTGGCGCGAGTTCCATCCTTGTGCGTAACCCGACTAGGGTTCGTCAACAGGTTAACCAGAGTGTAGTGTTCGACTGGAGTCACAAGGGCGGGCCACTGACCGTCGGCAATAACTTCACCGTTGAGAATTCGCTTTCCAAGGTACACCGGACTCATCGCGAAGTACCTGATCTTGGACGCGTTCCACTCGCCGCTTCGCGAACAGGGCACCTTGCGATCGTTGAGGCTCTTCACGATCGAGTTGACGGAGTGACCAGCCAGGAGGCCGTCCACGATCTCACGGACGATCGGCCCCTGAACGGGATCGATCACCTGCCTCAGCGGCTTGCCGGTATCAGGATCATGCTCGCGCTTGTAGCCGTACTGGCGGGAACCATGCCATAGGCCCTTCTTCGCACGCCTCCGAACTCCTCGGGTTACACGCACAGAGATGTCCTCGGACTCGCTCTCCGAGTTGACGGCATCCCGAGCCGTAGCCTTCCGGTCGGCAGGATCACGCATGTCGTAGACGTCGCCACCGTAGGCCCACAAGACGCCGAACTCTTCACAGATCTTGCGGAGCTCGACGTAGACCTCAAGGTCTCGCTGCGCCCGACTGTTCTCCCACGTGACGAGCACATCCACGGTCCCCGAGCGCATCAATTCGAGGACCTTCTTGAACTGCGGCCGCTCCTTCGTCGCATACCGCGACGCGCTGCGTTTGTTCTCCCGCAGTACCTGGACGACGTCAAAGCCTTCGTCCTCGCAGAACTCCAGACATTCGTCGGCCTGGTCGTCTACCGACTTCTCCTTGTCAGCAGAAGCCCTTGCATAGAGCAACGCCCGGAGAGGAACCCCCTCTGAAGCGGCCCGCATGATTCGAGCACGCGCCATCTTCCCCATACTGCACATCCTAGTTCATTTCCAGGTGAATCGGAATCCCGTGAGCGGGGATTCCGACTATGTGCAGAAGAACCTAAGTGGTTAGAGTGCTTTGCCGGCGTGCTCGGCGTAGTGCTCCTCGGCGACGGCGCGGTCGGCCGTGCGGAGCTCCAGCGCGGCCAGCTTCAGGCCCTTGCGCTCGATGCGGGCGATGACTTCGCCGACCAGGCCGCGGCTGACGCCGTCCGGCTTGACCAGGACCAGGGTGCGCTCACTCAC